CACCATCTGTTCAAGCATCGGACGCACATCATCCGGGGTGAGACTTTTACCGTCCGCCGGCTGCGGAATATTTGCGACCGCATCATTCACCGCCTGCTGCAGTACATCCGGATCATAATCACGACCATCACGCGGTACCGGAATGGCCCCCACAGCGTCATCCACCATCGCCTGCAGAACCGGACGCACCTCATCCACCGTCACATGCTTCTGTAATACCGCCGACAGGGAAGTCAGTTTCTCTTCAAACGCTTGTGCCTGCGAGGCCATCTTCCCCTCAAATGTGCGCTGTAAATCCGCCAGCACTGTGGAGAATTCTTCTCCCAGTGCACGAATAATGGACAGTTCCCGTTCCGTCATTTTCTCAGTATCCCCCCTGAACATCGCTTTCACCGCATCATGCTCTGTTTCACTGATTGCCTTATTACCGTCAGATGCGCCGTCAGGCAGCTGTGATGAAACTGTTTTCCCGGCAGACGAGAACGGATCCTCACGGGCATCACGACGGGACAGCGCCTCCAGACTGTAGTTCTGCTGCTGAAGATACAGTGCATCACCGCCGGCCAGGGGCGGCAGGTTCTCCCGTTTACGGGCCTCATTGGGCGTGAGAAGCGTATTTTTCACCGCATCCCCCAGCGTTTTCATGCGCCGCTCACTGTCCATTCTCAGCAGCGTGGTGACATCAAATTCTGTACTCTCGTTTTCCCCCGTTTCCAGCGCCTCATCCAGTAACAGTTCAATGGACTCAATCAGCGTCTGCAGGCACTGGGAATAATACTGCTGCTCCAGCGCCTCCACGTTGTCACTGGAAGGCGGTTGTCCCACGCCAATCTTGTAGGCCGGGACACGGAACACCGAACAGACAATTTCAGCCGTCATCTTCAGTTGTTCCACCGTCTGCGCATCCACAGGTGAAAACGTCGTGGGGTTGTATTTTGCCCCGTTGCTCAGAATGGCCGTTTTCCCCGCATTTTCGCCTGTATACCCGCTGTCCCAGTTGCTCTTCAGTTTTTTCGCATTTTCTTCCGTAATACTGCCGGGGATCTCAATCACCCCGGACGGCCTGCCACCATTTCTGAAAAAAGACGTCGAATTTTCCTGAATATGATGCCCCTGCGTGGCCGCCAGCCCGGCGGCATACACCGGCGGCAATCCTATAAGCGGATGAAAAAAACAGTTAAACCGGTCGTGGATCACTTCCCGGGCAGGCACCGTCACCGCCTCCGTGATCCCGCAGTTCCGGTCCGGCGTGATGCGGTAGAACACCTCGCCGTCATCCGCCACCAGAGGTTCAACCCGGCTCCAGTCCAGAATACGCAGTTCTTTGATCTGCCCCCGGGCATTACGGATTTTCAGCACCACCGTATTGCCGTGACGCAGTTTGGCGTTCAGCCACAGTTCAAAAAACTGGATGCGGTTCTGCTGGGCGTTGGGACGACGACAGAGGCGGGCAATATCCCCCCGGCGCGTTTCCCTGCGTATCCCATGCGCATCCGTCTGCATAAGACGCAGCCGCATTTTGGCGATATCCTGGGATATCAGCGAAATACATGCAAACACCGCATGAAAGGAGAGGACGGCTTCAGGATCGGCTTTCACGCCCTGCTGCCAGGCGCCGGAAAAGGGCTCAGCCACCGCCTGAAACAGGCTGGTCCAGCCCGCCTCTCTTACGTCACGTCCTGATTTCTGGTTTTTTCGGGTTCGCCGTAAAAGGTTCCACATTCGCCATGCTCCGCATCACGTTTCTTTTTCTGACCTGCCGGACGTCGCACCGTGATGTACTCCGCCTTTCCCAGGCGAACCAGCACCTCCGCACACGGCTGTGCCACATCACGGATATCCCCGGCCCGGGCATCATGCGTGCCCTGCAGATATCGGATCTTTGCCATAACCTGTTACGGGAGGCGCACGCCTCCCGTCCTCCTTATCAGACTCAGCCGCCGGACGCACTGCCGTAGTTCACTCCGGTGATCACCGCCACCGCCGCGGTACGGCGACGACGCCAGTTGATCCAGCGCTCCGCACGGATGGCCACGCTGCCTGTCTGGAACATGGAAACCAGCTCCACCGGGGACGGCGTGGTACTGTCGCCGCCCGGCTCAGACTGCATTTCCAGTGATGCCTCGCGGGACATATCCACTGCCACGCCGCCGTCATCCGCCAGATAAATATCCGGGGCATTCACCAGCACCAGCTGGTCACCCACGTACTGGGAGACAATCACCGGCAGCCCCTGGAAGGAGCCACCCAGCAGGGTCATGTCCGGGTATTCCTTCTGACCCAGCGCATTTTTACGCATGGACAGTGCCAGGGCATTGGTGCTGGACATCAGCCAGACCGCACCGGTGGGCTGCAGGTTTGCTGCCACAAACTGTCCAAACGCAGCCTCTGCATCCGCATCCGGGTTACCGGTTGATGCCGTGCCCTTCACATCATGGGTGATGGACGCCGGGGAGACATCTGCCACTGCGGCTTTTTTCGGGTCCACAAAGTCTGTGTCCAGACGCGCCACCACCGCTTCCGCCAGCGCATTACGGACCAGTGCATCAGCAGCCGGACTGGAAAAACGGATCAATTCTTCCGTCAGTACCGCAATGGCCGACACCTTCGCATGACTGAAGGTGATGGATTCAAAATCAAACTTCGTCAGGGGTTTTGCCTTACCCTCACCCACCCAGCCGGCAGCACCGCCGGACACCTGGGCGTGCACACGGATATTGAACGGCACCTGACGAAGTGCAGGGATCCCGCCCTGACCAAATCGCCCGATAATGGTCTGCGGACGCAGGTAATCAATAAAGTCCTGTGCGTATTCCTGATATTCAGACAGGCTGCCTGCCCACTGCGGATCCGTGGTGGTCCCCGCGCCCACTGCCGATTTCAGGACATGATGCAGACGACTGTCATCCGGATACTGACGACGGGCCACTTCCAGGGCTTCAGATCGGACGCCTTTAGCCGCAGCCAGCGATTTGGCAAAGCGGGCGAAGCCAATCCCCTTATCCAGTTTCTGCTCCACACGGATCACCGGCGCAGAAGCCACCGCGGCCACATTCCCGTTACCGGCCTGTTTCACCGGCTGCGCCGTGGCGGCCTTACCGGCTTCCAGTTCACGCAGGCGCTTCAGGTGCGCATCCACCTGACGGATTTCCGCTGCGGTGTTGTCGTAATGCTCTTCCTCCTCCACATCCAGCGTGCGCCCTTCCTCTGCGGCTTTGGTCATGACCTCCTCAAGGGAGGCTGCCAGCGCTGCACGCTTGTTTTCAAAACTTTTAATCTGTTCGCCAATATTCATTATGGTCTTTTCCTTATGAAAAACGGTTGTTGACTGTGCCGCAGCGCCGGCAGAAGATGCGATTTTCACCACCGGTTTCCGGTTGCCGGACGCGGCAGAAAACGGGCGGTCGTAAGATTTAATGGTCCGGATGGTGCATTCCGCATTCGCGGGCACGGTGACGGCAGACACCTCCATCAGCTCCCAGCGCAGAAAATGCAGTCCGCCTCCGTCCAGAAAGGTGTATTCATGGGGACGGAAGCCCACGGATAGCCCCCTGACCAGCCCGGTCTTAATGGCCGCCCAGACCTCATCCAGCCGGGCAGCCAGTTGCGACGGCATATCCGGTACGGGCTTCACCAGTGTTGCCGTGATTTCCAGCCCTTCGCTGACCCGGCGCACCGTACACTGGCCTACAGGGCGGGAATGGTCATGCTGCCAGAGAAACGGGATCGTACTGCCAAACTCCGCCCCCTCCGGCTCCAGGATGTCACCATCCCGATCCGGAGAAGGCGTTGACGCAATCCCGGTGATCACCCGTTCATCCTCACTGAAGGATTTCACCGTCAGCAGGGAACAGGCCCGTTTAAGAGTCACATCAGCCTCCTGAAAATAAAAAAACCGCCGGAGCGGTTCGTGATGGTTACAGTGTGAACAGGGTTATATGAAAAAAACCGCATATTCTTTCTTTTTCGGTTCCGGGTTAAGGGACATCAGGGAGACCGCATTGAACAGCGCCATCAGCGGGTCAATTTTTCCCCGTCCACTGGCCTGTTTGGTGATAAGAATGGCGTTACCTTTAGGCTCCACCCGGGCATTGCCGACACACCAGGCCATCAGGGGCTGGTCACCATGCACCAGCACCCCTTCAGCCAGTTTGCGCTCGGTGGTTTTAATGGCCCCGCCCAGTTTCCAGCCCTGGCTTATCCCCACCACAATTCCGTCGGGGATCCCGGCTTCCGCCAGTGAATCCAGAATCTGCCCCACCCCTGACGGGTCAATACCGATATGGTCCAGTAACTCAGCCTCATGAATGCGACGCACATATTCCGCCACTTCCGCCGTGTCATCCCCGACACGCCGGACAATGGTCATATCTCCACAGGCAACAAGATCCTGAAACCGGGACGCCTCGCTCTTCCGTCGGACCACCGCGGTTTCATGCGCCCAGGCATGGCCCCAGCCCAGCCATTCGCGGGTCTCCCGGTCACGCCCAATCACATACATCCCCAGCAGATCATCCAGCCCTCCGCCGTCAATCCCCACCGTCACCACATCAGCACGACGCAGGATATCGTCCAGGCTGATACAACGGCCCTGCTCTTCCCAGAAATCAGCCCCCGCCCAGCGGTCAGAGCGCAGGGCAAGACCAATTTCCACATTGGCGTGTTTTGACATGAACCCCCGGAATGTCTCTTCACCGGCTTCCCGGGCTTTACGGTACTCCCGGTACAGAAAGGCCTCATCCACTGAATAGCCGAGATTCGGATTGACCATGGCGAGGTTTTCCATCAGCAGGTGAGCCCCGCTTTCCACCATTTCAGGAGGGTGTTCAAATATCACCGGCAGAAAGTGCGGATCATTAATTTTGCCGTCGCGCACATCCCGGGCGTACTGCAGTTTCTGTCTGAACACCCCGGCTGGCTGTTCATTCGACTGGGTGGTCGTATACACCACAAACCCTTCCGGGCGGGAGGCAAGCCCGCCGATGGCTTCACGTAACATGTCCTCCGCCTTGTACTGCTTGCCAAACAGCCACAACTCATCAATCAGCGTCCCCACGGACTTGATACCGGACACCGTATTCGGATCGGCTGCCACCACCTTCAGGGTGGTGTCCGTCACCCGGTGGGTGATGGTCCGGATATGTGTCTGCACCTGACAGAGGTCATCCAGATCATCGTCCCGTCGTACCATATCCCTGGCAGGATTGAAGGCGTTGGCTGCCACCTCCACAGTCGGGGCCAGAATCGTGTAACCCGCCGCCTGCCGCCAGTTCAGTAACAGCGCCGTCATCATGATCCCGGCGGCCAGTGTGGACTTGCTGTTTTTTTTGGGTATCAGAATGAACACTTCCTTGATATGGCGGACACCGGTCTGCGCATCGTAGGAGCCAAACAGAGCCGCCACCAGGTCAAACACCCACTGTGCACAGGACTCCCCGAACGTCGGGCTACCCGGTGCATCCACAATCCGCAGTTGTTTAAAAATCGCCAGGGCATGTGCGGCCTGGTCCGGATAAATCGGAGCCGGAATAATCGACAGCCCCTTTTTCAGGCGCTCTGCCCAGTCCGGGCAGGCCGTGCTCCATACAGGTATCATCCGTTGCCCTCATTATCGTTATTCACCACCAGTCGTGGTGGTGGTGGTACCGCAAAACGGTTAGCCGCTTTTTTCGCGGCATCACCTTTTGCCGATTTTTTACCGGCATCGCCTTTTTTATGGTGTGTGAACTGCGCCAGTCGCCAGGCCGCATCCAGTGCCAGTTTCGGATCAATGCTGAGGTTTTCCACCAGGATCTGCCCCATAGCTTTCACCGGATCGGGAAGACCATCCTCCATATATTCAATACCATGAGACATCACCGCGGGCGGTGGCATCTCCGGATTGTTTTCGTCCGGCTGTGGTATTGCAGCCGCCTCACGGCGACGGGGTTTATCCTCCTGCTCTGATTTTTTCTGCCGGTAAACAGGAACCTCATCCACCTCCACCGTTTCGCACTGTTTACGGGCTATAAACGCGAGCACCTCCGGATCTTTTGCCAGCTGCGAGCCTTTAACCCTGGCGGTCTTCGCCGAATAACCGGCGGCAATGGCTGACGCTGTTTTGTTTTTCCCGGACATGAGCGCCAGCGCAAATTTTCGTTTTTGCGTTGTCAGCACAGCCTCCTCCCGGGTCCAGAACGCACTCAGCCGGGTATGGTTCAGCCCATTTTTCCCGGCGTCTCATGCCGCAAATGTTAACTGCTGCCTGGTTAACATTTTCTGAAAAAGCCAGTTAACATTTTTTTCGCACAACAAACTGAATAATAAAGATAAAAACCGCAAAAATGCCCGGGCAGCCAGTTAACATGTTAACTGCCCTGAAACGGGAATTTTTTCTCTGCGTGAGAGGGGGCGCGGTGTCCAAAGCGATCGTTTTTTACGCCGGATGATACCCCCCCGGGTTGGGTTACAGTCCGATGATGTCGTCCTCTCTGCCACTACCTCCGGACACCTCCGGCAGCGTCGGGTCCGGCATACCACTCGCCGCTTCACGAGCAGACTTTTGTCGATGGCATTCGGCACAGAGCGTCCAAAGATTCGTCTCCTCATTACCACCACCGAACTGAAGTGCAATTCGGTGATCGAGTTCACTGTCACAGAGGTCAACCACACGACCACAGATACAGCACTGCCCGGCGTCCCTCAGCCAGATATGACGCTTGAGGGAAACACGTGCACTGCCACTGACACGACGCTGCTCCCCCTTCAGAATATTCACCCGTCGGGTATTCAGTGTTTTGATTCTGCTCTGGAGTGTACGAAGCTCAGCCATGTAAAATCCCCGTCATATGGCAATCAGTAAAGGAAATAAATATGTCATCGAAAAACCGGACCCGCAGAACCACAACCCGCAATATCCGTTTCCCCAATCACATAATTGAACAGATCAACATCGCCCTTGAGCATAAAGGGTCCGGTAACTTTTCAGCGTGGGTTATTGAAGCCTGCAGGAGAAGGCTGGCAACAGATGCAACGCATCTGCGCCCGGCCAGCATGACAAATAACGAGAAATGAACGTTCGGTTTCTTCCACCATCGCACCGGACAGGCGACTATGAGGGGACAACGCCGCGCTCCGTTAACGCGGTAAACCCCGGTGTGTATCGTTTTTGATTATCCCCGCACACTCGCGCAGAGGAGTCTCCCTGTCGGGCTGCGGTCTCTGTTAATGCAGGAATACGGCGACAATACCGCGCATGGATAATAAGGTCGCTCAACACACTGGCTGTAATGCAGCGGATACCATGCGGCATTTAGCGGCATTCATCGTACACTCCACGGTTAGCTCTTCATTCGTGGCATTCACCTGAAAGGTCCGGGAGTGTAATTGCGTACATTTACCACTGAACGAACCTTCAACAAGAACACGACCACGCTGCAAAATACGGAACGGAATTGTTCCCTGAAAAGGTTCTACGGTTACCCGTAATTTCTTCATGTATCCTCCGGATAATAAAAAGCCAGCTTAGTGCACTGAGTGCGGATATATTCCTGCGCCCCTTCCAGCTGCTTCTGCATTGTCATCAACCGTTCTCTGAGGATGAAATAATCCCGTTCAGCGGTGTCTGCCAGTCGGGGGCCGGTTGCATTATCCACGCTGGAGGTGCCGGTGGCTTCACGCACGGTACCGGGGCAGGTGGCGTTGACCCGCAGGCGCTTACGACCAGCGGCAACATCAGCGCGCAGAGTTTCATTTTCAGCTCTCGCATCGGCTAATTCCTTCGTGTATCTGGCATCAAGCGCAGCGACATCTCGCTGGCGCTGCTGCATGTCAGTAATAGTGGCATTCGCCAGTTTCAGCTCACTGACTTTTTTATCGCGCTGCGCTTTGTAGGTGATGGCGTTATCGCGGTAATGATTCAGCCCCAGACTAAGCACACTACAGGCTACCAGCATGACAATAATCACCACACACAGAACACGGTTCATATCACCACCAACGGATTGCCCAGACCAGAACAGCAATGGCCACAATACGAATGGCAAATGCCATTGCCCGAATAAGTTCAGCACTCATCTTTTTAAAGTTCACGATTTCAGCGCAATGACCAGTTTTGCCAGCCCATACAGCATCGGAGACACAGCAATACCAACAGCCACCCACTTAATAGCAAAAGCCAGCGCTCTGCTGATGTCATCAGTCACTGTCACCCCAGCAGCCCCGACGAAGACAACATCACCCAGGCGAGGGACAGAAAAAGAGCAACCAGCATTAGTGAAAATGAAATACCGACAATCACACACAGGACCTTTGCCGGCGTTATGAGTTTGTCTGACATAGCTACCCCTTAATTGCCACAATTAACTGGGATACTACCCATAAAAAAGGGATGCTCCAGACCAGCAAAAATTTCCAGTTTGGTAATTGACTAATCATGAGTCGCAACTCCCTAATCAGTTTGCTAAAATCAATCAAGGCAGCCTCCCATAGCTTACTGCCATAAAAACAAAACCCCGCTTGCTGCCAACAAACGGGGTTTTTACTTTTATTCACTTACGTTTCGCCAGTTCGCAGGATTTCGTGTTATCCGCCCGCGTGGCCATGCCTTATTTTTCAGCAAAATATTCTGCTTATCTGTCGATACCCCAGCACGCCAGCGCGCTCTCCTGGTCACGACGGGATACCTGACCATAACAGTTATTTGAGCGGATACGGCAGTCTCTGCCACCGTCCTTAATCCACCAGCGAATCGCCTCACACGCTCCCCTGCGATCACCTGCATTAATTCGTTTATAAAACGTCGACGGGAAACACTTACCGGGACCAATGTTGTACGGACAGAATGACGCGATCCCCGCTTTCTGGGGTTCACTCAATGGCACTCTGATGTTTTTCTCCACCCATGCCAGCGCCTTATCACGCTCAATGGCGTTAACCCGGTCGCATTTTTCCTTCGACAACTTCATGCCCGGAACGACAGGTTTGCCATCCACCAGGATGGCACCGCGGCAGATGGTCCAGATACCTGCACCATCACGGTATGCTGTGGTGTGGTTGCCTTCCTTTTCATCCAGAAACTGGTCGAGAATGTCAGGCGCAGGCGCACCAGCGGCAATCAGCGCCAGAACGGCAGCCGACAGGCCGTATTTGATTTTGGTGTTCATGGATATATTAAATATTCAGCCGCTGTCCCTGGCCCACTAAATACGCACTTTAAGATAAGTCAGCCCCGGATGAAGCCAGTAAGCCGGCACTTTTTTAAAGGGTGGAGTATTAAAATCACGAAGAAGAGCCTCCCGCACAATTGCATCCTTATCAGCACCACTGGCCAGCGCTTCAATCTCAGCGGCTACCTGAAGATATCCCATGCAACGGCCAACGCGCTTCATCAGCCCCTGCTTTTTATTGTTCTTCAGGTAATCAATGGCAAATTCAATGAGCTCCTCACTGTGCTGGTGCGATGGAGGTGTTACTTTCCCATTTTCTGAGATGGTTATTTTCCCAGCATCACCGGATACAACAAAGGATGGCCGGTTACACTCCCATTCCAGCTCACTGAAATTATCATTATGAATACTGAAACACTCTGCGAGATTTCTGCTCATCACTTTCCGACAATAATCGTCAAACGCAGCAAACTGCTCATCGCGGCGTTTTTCTTCAGGCCGCTGAAGATGCTCTTTCAATCGTGAAGCGCAGCTTAGATGCCCGCGCGATCAAGAATAGCTTCTTTCATTTCATCTGCTGCAAGCACCTCATTTTTTGTTGGGGCGCTTTTTTTCAATTCAGCGATATAGCGCTCCAGTTTTTCAATACGTGATTCAACATCATCTTTTTCTGACCGCAGTGTTGACGGCGGCATCTTCAGAGCATCAGTAATTCTTCCCGGTAGCTTTCCTTTGTAGGTTATCAACACATCCTGCGCCTCTAAAATTATGGGGCGCTTTTCCGGCAACGGTTCGTTCCCTTCACATAACCCGGCAGCAACATCCATGAAAAACTGCTTCGCCTGCTTTTTCGCCTCAGCTTCGTAAAACTCCAGCGTGGCACCTTCAGTACGGTCAAGACTAATCGCCACATCTGGCAACAACAGCGACGCTTGCCCGTCACCTTCCGGCTTCACAGTAACAGTAACCTTATCCCCGTAATTATTTATCCCCTTAACAACCAGTTCATATTTTTTATTCATCACTTTACTCTCCCCGCGCCGCCTTACGCCGGTCCTCTTTGATTTTGAAATACAGGTTAGTCAGGTACGTCAGCAGCCCAAACAGCAGACTCCCCAGCACGCCTATTGCCGCCCACTGAGACGGGGAAACCCTGTCCAGCAACTGCAGGAACCAGTAGCCCGTTCCCACCGCTGACGTGGTGTATGACACACCTGTTGTGATTTTTTCCATCTGGTACATACCCCGTCTCCCGCAATCCGGAAGCTCACAACAACAAGTGGGGCATCAGCTCACACCGACACCCCCTGCGCATGGTTACATCATCATTTCGCCGTCAGGCTGAGGCTCTTCACTACCGTCAGGCTGAGACCCGACGCCATCTGAAACAGTACTGTCATCCGCAATGCCTTCCGGCTCCGGAACCGCTGGTACGCCCAGCAGCTCATCCAGAATGGCATCCACTTCTGCATCAAGACGCGCCTCAAGGTTCTGGCGGAGTTTCTGTTTCAGTGCGCTCAGGACTTCTTCAGAGCGCAGGACTTCCTTCACTGCCTCAGCAGTGACCAGGGATGTGATTTCTGACATGGGATTTTCTCGTTGAAAGGTGTTGTCAAGAAAGTGACTACGGAATGAGCGGATCTTCGGGTTTGCTTCCGGCTGACTGACTGGCGCTGATTCTCTCAGCGGCCCTTTTATCAATCTGCCTGCGCCAGAAATCGCGCACTGCCCTGTACCCACCCGAAAGAAGATACATAACACAGACTGCCGTACAGAAGTACAGCATTAACTGGTTCAGAAATGTCATGGTTTCTCACCGTGATAGTTGACATGATTTACTTATTTTTGTAGAAAAATATCGCAAACTTCGGTGTCATCGTGGTCGTTTTACCAGCCGCCAGCATTCATGTAGTGGACACAGTTCATCCCTTTCCTTCATTGCTGGCGGCCTTTTTTTATCATGCCGCGGCATCCGCGTTGTTCACTTCCACCTTCACACTGTCAATCAGCAGCGTATATGTCGCCGCCTTTGATATGCCTGTCAGTTGCAGTTTGTCCGCCGCCCCTGATGCCGGAGATTTCACCAGTGTGAACGGCGTCCCCCGTTTCTCATCCAGTACCGGCGTCACCTGAATGCTGTTGTTTCCGGCAAACTCAAAAGCCAGTGTGTGCCATCCGTTATCAAAGACCCCGAACGTATCCAGCTTCGCATTCGGCTTCTTGTGGTGCATCGCGTTCAGGTTCGTCGCATCCGTCTGCAGGAAGAAGGACATCAGCATGTCGTTGCCTTCCTCTGCCAGCGTCACTCCCTCCGGCAGGGACGACAACTGCCAGTAAATGCCCAGGGCAAACTGATTCGGCACCAGTGAACCCGGCAACTTAAACCGTACGCTCACACGTCCCCCCCTTCTTCAGTAACTCCACTCCCTGTCCGGCTGCATCATGCTCCAGAAACCAGATGTGGTTTTCCGGTTTATTCAGTTGCAGGGCCTTACCTCCCGTAGCCCCCGCATCACTGACCACCGCTTCAGCAATGTTTTTGTTAACATTGTCTCCGCTCGCCGGTTTGTGATAATAGCGCCAGCCCTGTGATGCCAGGTCTTCGCCGGACGCCAGCAGACTCATCAGGGTTCGGTTACTGACCGGGGCTTCCGGCTCTCTCTCCGTACCTTCACCGGAAGGTCCGGTGGGCTTCACCGTATCGGGCTGTTTTCCGGTAATGAATTCAGCGGTTCTCCCGGCATGCACAAGAATCGCCGTTGCCAGACGGTCGGAAATAATCCCACGACGTGCCCATGATCCAAAATGCGTTTTACGGTCGGCCGTCGTCCAGGTTTTGGCGTCCGTTCGACCACCGGCTCCGTAATACCCAATATCCGCAACATCCGGATCTTCTGACGGCTCGTTGGTACCCACATTTCGCCCGTTTTCATCCGTCATAAACGGCACAAAGAAGATTTTTTTTGCGGATTTCGTCTTATATGCACCATACACCGCATCGTATTGCGAAGAATAAGTCTGCTTCCAGTAGTAGGTCGTGTCGCCACAAATCCAGGGAACTGATGACGGAGAGCCCCCGAGACACTGACCTCCGAATTCCGACAGGTCAGAACGATATTTTTCCACCATGGAATCAAACAGCCCCGGCTGAGTGGCGTATGCACCCTGTTTCAAATCAAACTCGCCCTGCATCCAGACCACTGCAAGCAGAATATTTTTAGGGTTGGCCTTCAGTGCGGCCTGAGTACGGGTAAGCAGGTCCTTGTACAGTGGCTTATCAACACCCCAGCGTGCCGAGGTCTCGCTTGCGCCGGTGGATTCGCTGAAGGTACCTTCATCGCCAGCCAAAAATGCAGAACCACCACGGCAGCACGGAACCAGAAGAATACCGGCATTCGCCGGAATAAACGGCAACAATTTCTTCGCGATATGTAATCCCTGCCCCACGCATCCATACTGAGCTGCGCTGGCTTTCGGGTGTGAAAACTTACTCAAATCCTGAACATCATGCAGGCAGTGGTCCGCAGGAATAATGTCATTGTAGTTACAGGACGCACCACCCGGCGTGACAGTGCTGCGACGCGCCAGCTGTTTAATACGCGGGTCCGGACGGTCATATGTCTCCGGCAGCGGAAGCCCTTCACCATACGCCATACCGTTTGACTGCCCGGCCAGGGCAACAACAAAGTAATACTCCGGGTTGCTGGTAGTGCTGATAACTGCGCCTTCTCCATCCGACGGCTTCACCACCACAGGTGTGGTGACATCACCTTCCGCCGCAATGGCCTGCATCAGGGTATAAGGCGTGATGGCCACCGGACTGCCAAATGGCTGCCACCCCTCCTTCAGTTTTTGTGTCAGTCGTTTCGCAAGGTCTGACGGCGATGCCGCCCTGAC